ACTATATATGCAATTCATCTGCGGGCAAGTGGTATCTAAAAGAATACAATCACCATTCATATAATTGGCACACTCTTTTTTAATAAGTTCTTTTATTTTGTTCGCTTGTTTTATATTTGTTCTAATTTGCATATTGTTTCCTCCTGTGTTTATTAGTTTTTAAAAGGAATTAATAAAAATAAAAAAGGTATCCACAAAAAGCGGATACCTAAAAAGGAGTGCAAAAATTTTGCTACTCCCTAAACATATATGTCCAACTAGCACTATCAGCTATATTTTCCCCTACATCATCAGCAGGAAGTAGCCTTATTTTTCTTTCAAGCTGTGCTATCCTGTTTTGTATGCTCTCTGCAAAATCCATGATAGATATATTTTCATTCTTGTAGTTTTTCATCAGGTTTGGATTATTGGCTATTGCTTCAAGTACACTTAATACAGTTGAGTATATTGCTCTTTTTGCTGTATTAGATGTAGGGTCATATTCTGATGTAGGATTAGTTATGCCATTTTCTTGAGCCAATACGGTTAATTCTGTATCTGTAAATGATATATCCTGTAATTCTAGTTTTATACGGTCTAAATAAGTCATATATAAAACCTCCTCAAATTTAAAAACAAAAGGTGCTGTTACATAATGTATAAGCCATAAATAATACAAAAACCATGCATAAATAGAGAGATAATTTCTCAATTATGCATGGTTTTATTCATGTTAATTTAATAAATATTCGTTTTGCAACACTCCCAATTAAAATATTTTCAGTAAATTTATCCTCCTCATAATTTTATTTTTATTAACACGAATTACTTTTTTAACTCCTTTTTTTGATATATCTTTTTCATTGTCAATACCTATAACCATATAGTGAAGATATGGCATTTCTGCCTGAAGAAGTTTCAGCTTTTCATATATTTTTTCTGAATCTGTTTCTGCTATATTTATATCTTCAATGTCTTCAATGTCTTCCATATCTCCTATATAACTATATCCCTTATACATTGCTATACTTTTACTCATCGCACCATATGAATTTTTTGCGCCGTAATTAATATAAGTATAAAAATTATAGTCACCTTCTAAATCTCTATACCAAATAATTAATACATCTTCATATAATTTTAATGAATCAGGGTCTTTTAACATACTTTTTAAATCTTTAACATTTGTAATTGCTATTCGTTCATCAGGTGAAATATTATATATCGAAAATAAAAATAAGCTTGTAGTAATTATTACCGCAATTACAACTATATAAAAAACTATTTTTGTTTTTTTAGATGAAATTAGTTTTTTTTGTTTAATATGATAACCACAATGAGGACATAGTTTTGCATGTTCAGAAACTTCATTTTGACATTCTGGGCAATTAATTAACGCCATACAATACACCTCACATATGTATTTTTTTGTAATTATATCACATTTTCAAAAATTTTTCAATCGGTGAGAAAGTGGTTTGCTGTGGCACAAAAATTCAAAAAGGGGGTATCAACTTCCCACATAATCAATATTATGTAAGGAATACTGCTGTATAGCTGAAAGCATTGATATTACTGCATTTCAAAGGCATAATTATGATTATACTATTCGCAAAATGTATATTTCGTGCAGTGTTATATAATGCAAAAACTATAGGTATTTGAACCTTGTTAGTTCGTGTCTACATTCATTTTGTTCAATCTGCTGTAACATAATTGTAATATAATTGTAACAATTTTGTAATAATGATTAACAGGCGGGGACTGGGCGAACAAATCCCTCACTTCCATAATCCACTATTTCTGCACCTTCTACGTTCCGCCCAACCCCTTTTTTATCTAATTGAGAATCATTCTCATTTACATCAATATGTTCACGTGCTACATATCTAATATACAACATATAGTATTACTCATTTTCTGCACTACTACCTATTGTATCGCTTTTAATTTTCTGCATTTCTGTTGATACATCATATATGTATGGTGTTCTGCTTAATGCTGTTTCAAGTGAAATAAGTCCGTTTTGTTTTAGAGTTGTAATATTGTTAATTACCTCAACTGAATTTAATGGAACATCATACTCAAACGTACAACTAATATCACCTGATACTTGTATACCTTTTAATGCCAATAATTTCTTTATCCTATCCCATCTCTGTATAAATCCATCTAACAAAGCATCTTCATTTAACCTTGCTTTTACACTCGCCAAACTGTACATCATTCTTATAGATGTTTCTGATAGATTACTTATTTCTACTGCGTTCATGGCAATAGCTGGCGTCTGGCTTATATTGAGCAATTGTGCCATAAGTATTTCGTACAATGCTTTAAAACTTGCACTGTCCATTTTGTTTTGTACTATTTCAAACTCTGCTGTATCATCTATCTGTAATAGAAAACCTACTGCATTAGGATCTATTCTGCCTTTTTCGTCTTTGCTTGTTAGTCCAGTACCTTTTAAAACTGGTATACCTGCAATATATTTATACAATCCGTCATGGTACTTGCTTAACAAATCTTCAAGAGAATCTATTATGGATATGTAATCTTCTAAACTGCTTCTACCCTTACAACTATCTAATTCGTTTATGGTTTTGTATTGTATCGGTAAACCTGATAAATTTTTATATCTTCCTGTAATATGTAATTCTCCTGTATCATCTGTGTACTGTATTACCTCATTTTCAGTATAAACAATGTAATATGAAATACCATCAACAATGTAAAATTCTATAAATGCAATCATATTGCCTGTTTCATCGAATACAGGGTAACTATCTTCAGCAGGTATTATTCGGCTTGTTATATTTCCGTTTTCGGAGTAAAAAACGTACTCATATGTTTCGCCATACTTTACTACTTTATCGAGGATTTTAAGATCAATAGAATTATACCTTGCTTTAGTATAAACTTCCTTAAATGCTTCAAGTGTTGCCTTATCTTCTGATGTTAATGTTACAGGATTTTTTAGAAGGAATGATGTTTCAAAGTTTAGTAATGTTTTTGCTAATTGTAATACGATTTTCCTTGTCTTATATGGCTTTCCGTTGTATTGTTCATTCGGTCTGTATAAAATCGCATGTTTTCCGCTTAAATATTCTTTCAAGTCAAGTATGTTCTGCACTCTCTCTACATGCCATTGATTGGTAACTTCATCTTGAAACCAGTTATTCGAACCATCATAATATTTTTGAATATATTCTTTTAACGTCATATTAGAAACCTCCTACTTTCAATTCGATTTTGTAATTATCTGCGTCAATTTCCTGTATCCTAGGCATCTTAAATGCTTGAATTTCATTCCTCATTATTACTATATTTTCTTTAGTCTTAATATCATCAAATACAAAAAATTCCCATGATTGAATATTTTTTGCGTATTTGTTACGGTTCAACCAGTCCATGAAGTCCATACACTGGCTTTCATCTACATGGACAAGTATTTCTTTTGAAAATGCCTTGCTTTTTAGATAGAATTTTATTGGGTATATCAATTCTTCTTTTTTTATTTTTTCCTTAGGTACTATCATAGAAACCTCCTTGCTTGTTTATACATAATACCGTCCTAATTTTAATGATTGTATGCTTAAAGCGACTGCCATTACTAGATCATCGAAATTGTTTTTGCCTCTAACATTACCTAGTTTTCCGTCTTTCTCCATATAAATTTGCATTTGTTGCAATGTTTCCCTATCGTTGATAAGGATTATTCCTTCTTCGAAAGCTTCTTTGAAGTCCTGAATTAACTTTGATTTTGACACATTATCCGTATTCCAACCAATTTCCAATGTTTTCCTGCCTGTTGTTCTATCCCACTTTTTAGTTTTATTAAGGTTAAGGTATCCTATTTCCCGTTTTAACCTATTGATTAGGTCTAAACCATATGAATTCCTTTCAATCATTAAACAAGCATAGTTATAATAATCACCTAGTTCGTTAACTATATTAGCGAATTTGTATACTGGTATTCCTGATTGATAAAATACCGCTACCTGTTCGCCTGAGGAATCCAGTATAGATACTGCTGATAAATCCCCTTCTTTACTTAGTCCTGAAGCAGTATCTACACCGCCAAAATACATTTCTTTTGGCTTTGGCAATTTGTAAATGAATAAACTCTTGTTTAGATATGGATAAAGTATTTCGGGAAGGTCATTTATTTCATTTGCTTTTAATGGCTCTGGAATAAATAGCAATCTATCATTTAATTGTTTTTGGTCAAATACGCTTTCCTGTGTACTTACAAATGCTTCCTGCCATGTTGAAGGATATTCTTGTCTGAATTGTTCTTCTGTAATGTCTTGTAATTTCCACCTTCTCCACATTAATTGAACCTTTGTAGCACCTAATCCATATAATTTCTTTTCTGCATCATTCATTTCATCGTCATACAGATGTCTTATCAAACTTCCCTTTTTATACCAATTTTTAGCAAGTTGATATTCATACTTGAATTGTTTTTTTGACCCTTCACCTAACCAATTATAGAAAAACGCTTTGTATTTTGAATTGCCTGCTATAGCATCTTTGAAAAGATAATAGAAATAATTTAGTCCATTTGCTGTGGACTCAATGATTATTCTTGCATTTTTATTTTTTATTAGGGCATTTTCTAACGCTAATAATCCTTTTTCTTGGAATTTTTCGTCATAAAAAGCAAACTCTGATAAATGTATCATCGTAAGAGAATAACTTCTTCCTGCACTTTCTGCTTTCATTTTACTTGCTGTTTTGACTGCTATTCGTGAATTGTTTTCTAAAAGCAATTCCATTTCATTATTTTTGCGGAAACCGATTCGGTATTTTTCTGGGATGCTTTCGTACATTAGCTTTAATCTCGTAAATAAGTTTTGCGTTGCATCTTCGCTTTGTGCCAACATTAAATAGTTAGAATTTGGCAACTGAAAAGCATAGTAAAGCATTAAGCCCAATGCTAAACTGCTGAAGCCAAGTTGCCTTGATTTTAGAATGATCGAGTACCTATCCATATTACTTAAAAAATCTTTTTGTTCTGGATTTACAACAAAAGGTACTAATTCCCCGTTACAATCAATTTTGACAAAGTTTTTAAGCCAAAGTGCAGGATCAGCATTTATTCTCCTTAGTTTTTCTTCCTTCGTTAGTTTTGGCATCTTATCACCTTCTTTGTTATATAGTCCTATTTTTGCTTAAAATTAGTTTTAAAAGCATAATAAAAAGCAGGCAATGATTTTATATTACCTGCCTAAAAAAATCGCTCTAAAACCAAAATAAAGCGTACAAGTGTTCTATTCAAGTATCAAATCATCATCTTCTTCTACTTCTTCCTGCTCTGCTTTATTTGATTTTTTATTTTTGACCGATTTTCTAATTTCATTTTGAAGTGTTAAAAATGTTTTAACCGCTTTATCGTCTCCTTGTTTAGCTTTTTCTGATACTGCATTATAGATTTCTACGAAATCTTTATTGGATCTTTCTAACAACAACAAATTCATTAACTCTGCATATTCCTCAGTATTTTCCCATTGTTTTAGATTACCATATTTAATTAAACTGCCTTTACAATATTTTTCAATTATGTCCTGTTCCGTAAATTCGGAAAAATCTCTGTTTGAATTTGCAAGTTTGTTTTTCCACATGAAATAAGCATACTTGGGATAGTTAGTTGTATTTTTCCAATATTGTTTAAGTGCTTGATTAAGTAATGATACTTGTCTAGCCATATTCATCCCTCCTTGTCAAGGGTAATGTTTTTATATTACCTGCCTAAAAAAACGTCTCTAAAATAAAAATAAAAGCCTAACTAAAAAGGTAATTCTACATCATCATACTCTTGTACTTTATAATATTCAGAATTAACTATATGATTAATCACATCAAATGTTAAAAGTGTATCCAATGTTTTATTATAATTGTCTAATGTAAAAAATACATCTACTTTCTTTTCCCAACAATCAAGAGTTGCTTCTATTCCAAAATCATCACTAAAAGAATATATTAATTTTGCATACTTTTTAATGTCATCTGTATAAAATGTTTCTTTTTCAGAATATTTACAACCATAGTAATCAAAATACTTATTAACAAAGTATTGCAATATATCTTTAATATTACT